GCGGAGAGAGAGGAAGCCAGACTATAATATCATAGAATACCATATAGTGTCATTTGTGGTATTTTGCCATATCTCTATAGTCTGTTCAATATCATAGAATACCAATTTGAAACCCTATGGTCGTGTACATTTTCGTGTTCATCATTTTTACCCTCTTAATCGTGTACATTCTTACAATAAATTGAATTTTGACATTGATTTTTCTTTCAATTCATCTACTATTTTGGCATAGGGTTTCATCGCTTCAAAGTTAGAATGCCCCGTCCAACGCATTATCACTTCAACCGGAATGCCCAACTGTAATGCAGTTACAACGAATGTTCTTCTACCTACGTGTGTTGTTAATAGGTACCATTTGGGATAAACTTCTTCGTGTCTTTGGTTTCCCTTGAAGTATATGATACGAGTTGGTTCGTTAATCCCAGCAACTTGTCCTAATGTCTTGAGATGCGCATTCATCTTTTCATTAGAGATTACCGGAAGAACCTTATCTCCAGGGAAATCACAATCTTTATATTTATCAATAATCGCCTGGGAATGCTTATTTAGTTCAATTCTTAAACCGTCAACCGTCTTCTTAGTTACAACATGCACAACTCCTCTTTTTACATCAGAACGCTTTAGTTTGGCGACATCTGAATATCTTAGACCTGTAAAGCATTGAAATAAGAATACATCTCTCACTCGCTCTAGTGCTTCTTGATTTGGCTGAAATTGGAAGTCTTGAAGTAGCCTTACTTCTTCTTGTGATAGGTAGATTATTTCTTTGGAATCTACTGATATTCCTTTTAGCTTTGGTTTGAATGTATCGTGCAGATCTCCATTATAATAACCTTTTTGTGCTGCCCACCTCAAGAACCATCTTAAAAATGAAAGTTGCTTGTCTATGGTTGTGTTCCGGAAGCCCTTGTTGCTATAATATGTAACAAGCCCTTGTAGCTTACTTTCGGTGATGGAAGGAAAAGACAGTGTCGGTGCAAATTGTTTTAGGTGCTTGCGTAATGTTCTAAACTTTTGATACGTTGAGTCTGTCCATTGATTTTTATCCCCGACTTGTTTAGTAAATAAGTCAAAAACAGCCCAAAAATCAAGACTTTGACTATCATCCATCAATGAAGCCCTTCCGATCATATCGTTAAATAAATCTTTTACCTCTTGCGGGGTAGGGATTCTTTTTTCAAGAAGCTCAAATCGGGCAAAAACCTCATTGATTTGTGATTTGTATTCATCGATAGCTCTATTGGTTTCGGAGGCTTCTTTATTTCCCGATGAAACACGCTCGGCTTCAGTATCCCATTCGGATAAATTAACCTTTCTCCCTAGAGGAAAATCAAAAGGTCTTTCTCCTTTAATGGTCACACGCATTCTTATTGATAGATCTTTCTCTTCTCCATGCTTTCTCTTGTGGAGTATAAATTTAACTATGCGCTTGATTAACATACACTATCTTATCTCTAAAACTCCACGACCTAGTAGAAGCCAATCTGCAGATACGCCAAAATCTACGCAGACATATAATAGAGCATCAATATCTATTGCCTTGTAGTGCATATCTTTTATTGGCTTGCCCAGATCGCCCTTGATGCGATAATACTTTACCGGATTTAGGTTGTGATTGTCGCAGAATGATTTTAACCCAGTAGTCTTTTTCAGTTGTTTGGCCACTGATATAGCTTCAAAGAATCTTCTCTGAATGTCTAGCACCTGTGGGTTAATATTCTTCTTCATTGCTTTGCTTTTTGCTGATATTTAGCAATCATAATATCGAATAGATTCTTATCTAGATCTGCATATTCTTTACCATTTAACGATGCCTCTTCAAGTGCATTGAAGATCTCCTCAGGCATTACAGAATAATAGGTTGGAATGCCATAGTATTCGCTCACCTTTACTTTTATTGTTTGCATAGCTTATTTATGTGTTAGATTACTGATTATTGCTAGTAATTTATCATTTTGCTCTAAAGCCTTAGCTAGAGATGCTTCTACATTTGCGAGCAGGTCAAGAAGTCTATCTGTGTCCGTTTTGTGTATGGTGACATTTTCCCCCGTAATATTATCACCATTTATATTATTCTGCTCTCCTCCGAAATATATCTGTGCCTGATCTATTATTTCGTGAATTTTTTCCTTTTTACTATTTGGAATTGATCCTCCAGATTCCCAATTTTGAATTGTTCTTGAGGTTACACCCAGTACTTTTGCGAATCTTTCCTGCGAAACACCCATTTTTTTTCGCACATCTTTTATTTCTAATTCATTCATAATTATGTGTTTATATTCTTTATCTGTTGTTCTGTTTTATTCTGATGCGAAATAATTCTTGTTTTAATTTTATATTTCGTGAATTATTTCGTAACTTTGCAAGTGTAAAGATGAAGATTACTTGTGTATAACGAAATATAGCACGATTGTAATGTTCAAAGATACAACATTTAGCGAAAAATAAACGAGAAATACGAAGTAGAAATGAAATGAATGAGTTTAGCTTTAAGTTGGGATTCTCCCAAGTGAAAAGAAAAGACGTTCAAGAGGTCAAAAATCGAATTATGAATGCTCTTGGGCTGAGAACTAGAGTTAGCTGGTATGCGAGATTGAATGGTGCTGTTGAGCCGAAGGTTTCTGAAGCCAAAATTATCGAAAGTGTATTTGCTGATTTTGGAATAACCCAAGTGTGGGGGGATGAAGATTAAATCATTAGCGATGGAAGCAATAAGAGAAAAAAGGGTGATAGATATGACTGCAAGCGAATTTGCAGATGTCTTATGTGAGGTTATGAAGCGGGTCTTAAGCAAGAGCGATGATGTTAGTAATAATCAAACAAAAAGGCTTGAATATGGCATATCCGGAATTGCGAGGATATTCAATTGCTCAATGACGACGGCGAATAGAATTAAATCTAGTGGAAAAATTGATGAAGCTATATCGCAATCAGGGCGTATGATTGCGGTTGATGTAGACTTAGCACTAAAATTATTTAAAGAAAAACAATGAAGACAACACTTAAAGATTATCAGCAGGCACAGGCGAAGTCAAAGCTACTTATGACGCTCTTCTCTGCGGTAACAGTGGCATTCATGATATTTACCGCTATGGCGTGGATAGAGGGAAATATGCGCGACTTTATCGGAGATACGATGCTTGCCTGCCTATCGGGCTTATCGACTTACTTCTTCTTCAGGGAGTGCGGACACTACGAAGAAATGATAACCCTCTACAAGTGGCGAAGCAATGCCGAAGAGGCTAAGGATGCCGAGTAAGTAAACAGACAATCAACAAACAATACAACAAAGAAATAGTATGAATACTTATGCTAAGTATTGCCCCAATGTGTATGTCGCAAAGTGTGAAGAACAGCACGAAAAGGGCGAAACCATAATCGTTCAAACCAAGTATGGCAAAGAAAATGAATGCGTTATTCACAATCTTGTAGCCAATATAAATGGCTTTTTCTACTACTCTATCACTCGTGCAGATGGCTATAATATACAGGAAAGAGCCAAGAGAAAGGTTGAACGATACAATGAGTGGGCTGAAAAGGCTGAAGCAAAGAGCCAACATTATTTCGACCTTTCGAACAAAGACCGAGATTTTCTTTCACTCGGAGAACCTATCAAGGTAGGGCATCATTCGGAAGCACGACATCGTAAGATAGTGCAACAAGCGTGGGAAAATACGGGAAAAGCTGTTGAGATGCACGACAAAGCTCGAATGCACGAACAAAAGGCAGAGCATTGGGAAAGAAAGCAAGATGACATCAATCTTTCTATGCCTGAAAGTTTGGAGTACTACAAAGAGATGTACCAAAGGGCAGTTGAGTATCACGAGGGGGTAAAGTCGGGAAAATATCCCAAGGAACATAGCTACACACTTACCTATGCAAAGAAAGCTGTAAACGACCTTGCAAAGAAAGTTGAACTGGCAACAAAACTTTGGGGATAAGCAAAGTAAAATATCAATTTTATACTAAGACAATGGCAAGTAACTATCCTGAACTACCTCACAAGGTAAAGATATCCGTAACATTTACGCTAAAAGCTGAGGATGAAGAAGAAGCAAGGGACGATTCTGATTGGATTGCAGAAGCTATATATTCGAGTATATATAATGTGGGGCTAGGCGTAGGAGATGTAGAAGTAGAAGTTGATAGCGTAGAAGAGCCCCCCTACTAAGACTAAAACACAGATAACCAATAATACGACAAGACAATGAAGAAAGTAATACTAAAGAGTCTCACGCTGACCAATTGGAGAGGTGAGAGAAGCAGAACAACACAATTTAATCCTGAAAGCACGACAATCTCAGGAGCTAATGGACTTGGCAAAAGTCGCCATTTTGATGCCTTTATGTGGCTTCTTTTCGGCAAGGATAGTCAAGATAGGAAGGACTTCAATATAAAGACTGTTGTAGATGGGAAACCTCTTATGAAGGTAGAATGTGAAGTTGTAGGAGTCTTGAGTGTAAATGGTGAAATTATCACCTTGCGTAGGGCATTAGTTGAAGAGTGGGTGAAGCCACGAGGACAAGTAGAACAAGTATTCAAGGGCAACAAGACAGAGTGCTACTGGAATGAAGTACCGGTAAATGTTAGCGAATACCAAAAGCGAGTAAACGCAATCATTGATGATAGTGTATTCAAAATGGTAACTAATCCATTGTTCTTTGCTACGATGCCTTGGAAAAATCAGCGTGAACAACTCTTTCAACTAGCAGGTACTGTAACGAATGAAGAGCTGGCTAGTAAGCACCCAACGTTCGCTATCCTCCTTGATAGTATCAGCGGAAAGTCTCTAGAAGACTTCAAGAAGGAGTTGGCTGTAAGGAAGAAGCGACTAAAGGCTGATTTAGACGAAATACAACCACGCATAGACCAAACACAGCGGTTGATGCCTGAGTCGGCTGATTTTCTTGCCCTTGAGAAAGAGTTAGCAAACATTGAAGTTGAGATTGCACAGACGGATAAAGCAATATCAGATATAACAGAGCGGATAAGACAGCAATATGAAGCTGTGCAGGAACGTCAAGGCAAGATTAACGCATTGAAGAGCCAACGCCAGCAAGTACTTTTTGATGCTCAAAGCAAGGCGAAAGAAGAGGCATTCAATGCTAATGCTAAGAGGCGAGAGCTTCAAGAGCAAATCAATGTAGTTAAGAGAGGAATTCACGGCTATGTGCAAGATGAAAATTCGGCGAGTACAGAACTTGAGAGATTGCAGAAACAGATACACGATGGCGAGTTAAAATCTAACACTCTTCGTGAAGAGTGGTATAAGGTAAATCAGTCTATCTATGAGGGTGAGACCAAATGCCATTGTTGCGGTCAAGAATTGCCAGAGGAAATGAAAGCTAACGCTCTTACTCTCTTCAATAGGCATAAGCAAGAACGGCTTGATGAAATAACAAGCAAAGGTAAAAGTATTAAAGCTGAAATTGACAGAGCCAACAGCTGTATATCTGAGGTTGAGCAAGACAGGAACAACGCTATTTCGGGCGCAAAGGCAAAGGAAGAAGAACTTCACACATTGGAAGAGCAACTTGCCACACTTTCAGAAGTAAAGCAAGAAGAAGTAAGACCTGATAGCCTAAAAGAGTACACAGACCTTACAAAGCAGATTGCCGAACTTGAGGCTAGCCTTGACGCTGGAACTGAAAAGGTAGATACTAGCGAATTGCAAGAGAAGAAGAAAGCCCTTTTGAGCGAACGAGACGGCATTAAATCTAGGCTTGCAGACCGTGAGCGCATTGAGCAATTCAAAGAGCAAATCTCTGAATTAGAGCGTACAGGGCGAGGACTAGCACAGCAGATAGCAGACGCCGAACACGAAGAATACACTGTACGACAATTCACCAAAGCTAAGATTGAGGAATGCGAAAAGCGCATCAATGGCTTATTCTCTATGGTTACCTTCCAGTTGTTTGATTACACGATAGAAGATACCAGAAATGAAAATCCAATTGAGACGTGTATTCCTTTGGTTGATGGTGTGCCATTCTCTGTAGCCAATACGGCTAGTCAAGTGAATGCTGGCTTAGATATTATCAATGCCTTAACACGCTTCTATGGCGTAAGCGCACCAATCTTCATTGATGGGAGGGAAAGCGTGAACGAGATTATACCAACGAAAAGCCAAGTAATCAATCTTGTAGTAACAGACGACAAAGAATTAACCATTAAATAAAATTTCGTAACAATGGAAGAAAACAAGAAAGGCGAATTTCTTTCCAAGGTGGAAGATTTCGCAAAGGAAATGTCAGAAATGACAAGTGAACGTGAGGGTGTAAAACGTGGCTTGATTGTCCTTGCAGCGGAAGAGATTAAGGGCGAAGATAGCACAAATGCTATTATCTCCATTGGGGGTAACGAGGGAAAACTTTCAGAATTAGTTGCCCAATTTGTAACGAAAGATGAAACAAGCCGTTTTGTTTCACAAGGATTGAAACTTGTTGCAATGGAAGCCTTCATTGAAAAATTTAACAATTAACCTATTCATCAAACATTAAATAAGCAATAAACAATGAATGAACTAGCTAAAATGAATGGCGGAGTGGTAGTTGCTCAGCCAACACCCTCTTCAGCAGTGGTCAATTTCTTTGACCCTACACAGTTTGAAACAATGCAACGTGTTTGCAAGATGTTCGCTTCTTCGGAACTTGTTCCTGATATGTACAAGGCTAGCGACAAGAACCCTATCGAAAAGGCAGTATCAAATTGTATGATAGCAATAGAGATAGCACAGCGTATAGGTGCAAGTCCTCTTATGGTTATGCAAAATATGGTTCCCATTTATGGCAAGCCGTCTTGGTCAAGTAAATTTCTTGTTGCAACCGTAAATACTTGCGGTCGCTTCAATCCATTGCAATACCGCTTTACTGAAAAGGGTATGCTAGGTATGGTTGAGTACACCGACTACGAATGGCAGGGTGGACGTAAAGTTGCTGTTCAGAAGCAATTTGACGGCAAGAAGATAATGGACATCGAGTGTATCGCGTATACTAGTGCAAAGGGTTCTGACCAAGTGCTTGAGAGTTCGCCAGTGTCTATCCGTCTATCCATTCAAGAAGGGTGGTACACAAAGAACGGTAGCAAGTGGCAAACAATGACAAAGCAGATGCTGATGTATCGTGCAGCGTCTTTTTGGACTTCGGCTTATGCACCTGAGCTTTCAATGGGTATGCGTACTGTTGAGGAGCAACAAGACATTTACACGGAGTTTGAGGAGGTAACGGATGTAAAAGAAGAAGTCGATAAGGAAAAAGAGAATAATGCTAATAAGACGACTATTGCAATTGATTTGGGGGCTTCTGGCGGTGATAAATCAGTAACGACAACCGTTGATACCGAAACGGGGGAAATCGTCAATCAAGAGCAAGCGGAATCACCACAGCAAGGAGGTGCAGGATTTCCGGGCTTCTAAAATATAAAATGTGATGCAATTAAAGATACTCGGAAGTAGCTCGGCAGGCAACTGCTACATCTTTGACAATGGCAATGAATGCTTATTGCTTGAGTGTGGTGTGCATTATCGTGATATACAGGTAGCTGTTGATTTTGATGTGAATAAAATTAGCGGATGCTTAGTTTCTCACGAACACGGAGACCACATCAAAAGCATTAGTAAAGTTCTTGGAGCGCGCATTCCTTGCTATATGTCTAAGGGTACGGCAAGGGCTCTGAATATAGAGGGTAACGCTCTCGTAACGTGCCTAGATGAGTTCAAGTCTTGTCGGCTAGGTAGCTTTACTATTCAAGGCTTCGCCGTACAGCACGATGCCGAAGAGCCTTTCGGGTATCTTATTCATCACAAGGAAATGGGGACGGTCTTATTTGCAACAGATACCTATTATCTGAAGTACAAGTTTGCTGACCTTTCAAACATACTGCTTGAATGTAATTACAGTCTTGACATTTTAGAGGCTAACCTTGAAGCGGGTTTGATTGCTCAGGCTCAGCGAGACCGCACTATTAAGAGCCATTTAAGCTATGAAACGTGTAAGGAAGTACTTACCGCTAATGACTTATCAATTGTCAATAACATTGTACTGATACACCTATCGCCAAGCAATAGTAATGCACGTGAGTTCTTGATGGGTATCAAAGAGCTAACGGGCAAAACCGTTCACATCGCAGATAAGGGTATGGTACTTGATTTCGACAAAACCCCATTTTAATGTATTGTATATCACTATAAATTAAATTAGTATGAATTGGTATCAAGTAAAAGCACGCCTAGAAAGGGTGCAAGATGATGGAAACCAAAAGATGGTGTTGGAAAACTACCTTGTTCAAGCCTTTTCTTTCGGTATGGCCGAAAATGCAATACAAAAAGAAATTGCACCATTTGCTTCAGGAGAGTTCGACATCATTTCAGTAGCTCGCAAGAACTATTCGGAAATAATCACAGACAAGTTTGGCTTCGAAAGTCGTATTGATGGAGGAGCAAGACGTATTCTTGGCCAAAAGAACGCATCAACGAATCCTGATAAGTGGTTCAAGTGCAAGTTGAACTTTATTACTCTTGACGAGAGAAGTGGAAAGGAGAAAAAGACTTCACAATTTTTCTTGGTTAATGCTAATACGGCAATGACAGCACACGAGCTTGTGGATAACTTTATGATGAGTTCTTTCTCTGATTACGTAGTTGAACAAGTTGATGAAACCAAGATACTTGAAGTTTTCAAGGTTGCATCGAAAGGTGATGAGTGATAACAACCCCACCTTGACCTCGACACAAAGCCAAGGTGGGTATCAAATATAGTTCAGCAATGAAAGATACATTCTACTTCCAACACGATTATAACGCACGAAATGATCCGAAAATACAAGACTTGATAATTGAGCATGGTGTTGCTGGAGTCGGTATTTTCTGGTGTATAATCGAAGCACTTTATGAGCAAGACGGGAAACTCCCATTGCGTTCGTGCAAAAGCATTGCATTTGTATTGCACGTTGAATGTGGTGTTGTAGAAAGCGTTGTTCGTGACTTTGGCTTATTTGAGTCTGATGATACTTCCTTTTGGTCAAATTCAGTGCTAACTCGTTTGACGCGCAGGAAGGAGATTTCTGAAAGGAGAAAGATGGCAGCAGAAATTCGTTGGAGGTCAAAAGATAGAAATCAATCACAAAGTGAGAACAAAGAGGACGTAGAACGTAAGGAGGTAAATAAACAGATAAAACGCTTTCGTCCCCCTACGCTTAAAGAGGTTAATGCATATATATCTGATAAAGGCTATTCTGTCGAGGCTGAACGATTTATTGATTTCTATGCCTCAAAGGGTTGGATGGTAGGCAGAAACAAAATGAAAGATTGGAAGGCGGCAGTCCGCAACTGGAATAGCAGGAAGGACGAGTACGCCCGACCAAATACAAGCAAGAACAACAAGAACGCAAATGACGAATGGGAGAAGTAATGAAACCATATAGCCCAAGCATCGAGCAAATACTCAAGGGTATAATTGAAAGGGGATATTTCTCGGGCATTGAGCGACACGAGCAAACCAACTACGATATTGAGAATGCAATGGCCATTGTTGAGGCTATCGGCAAAATGCGTACCCCTAAGTTCAAAATTGACGATGAAAATCGTTTTGCCTACGAGAATTTCATCAAGTGGCTACACGCAGATCCAACGATGCAGGCTCTTGACCCAAGTAGCGGAGCAACTATTAGCGGAAGTCTCAAGAGGGGTATTTACATTGCGGGCAACACTGGTTCGGGTAAGTCCTGGTGCCTAGAGATTATGCGTGAGTACGCTAGAGCGATGGGGGTTCCAATTAAGTTCAAAAGTGAGGAGAGCATAAAACCGCTATTGTGGAGTATCTACAGGGCTGACGAGGTTTGCCGTGAGTGGGCATGTATCGGAGACATTCAGAAATTCAAGACTATATCAATACTTGCCATTCAGGACCTCGGCCAAGAACAGCAGGAAACGCTCTATATGGGGAACCGAATGAACGTACTAAAACAACTCTTGGAGTACAGGGGCGACCAAGACGGGCAATTAACCCTCATCACGTCTAACTTGAAGCTGTCGGGTAAGAAGTTAGAAGAACTATATGGAGATCGTGTGCAATCTCGTCTCTTTGAGATGTGTAATTACTTTGAAATCAAGGGTAAGGATAGACGCAAAAACCAACTAACTACGAGCCTATGAAAGTGTACATCAGCGGTAAAATAAGCGGTCTTGACTTCGGGGAGGTAAAAGTCAAATTCGCCGAAGCCGAAGAGTTCTTAAATAGTTTAGGATTTGATGCTGTAAACCCTCTGAAGAATGGCTTATCAGTAGATGACGCCTGGATAAAACACCTATGCCGAGACATAGAGATTCTAAATGACTGCGATAGTATCTATATGATGGACGATTGGCAAGGGAGTGTTGGTGCTTGTGTTGAATATGATTTTGCCATTCGTACGGGTAAAACCATATTGTTTGCGTCAAACATCATGCGCAATCAGACCGTCATCTCGACAGTTGAAAGTGCTGTACACGAAGCCACGGGATTACGATTAAATCAATACAACATTAAGGGCAGGCGTCTACGGGAGTATTTTGCGCGCATGATATTCTCTTACCAGTGCAAAGTGAGGGGGATGACTATTGAAAATATCTCTGAGTGTTTACAGAGAGATTGCTACTTAGTGCGCAAGATGCTTAGTAACTACAATAACGAACTAAAATTCAATGCTCTTTTTCGCTCAATGGCTAAGTGTGTGGAGGAGATCTTGAATATAATAAACAAATGAATAAAAAGTACAAGTACAATTATCGTTGGACGCTCAAAGATGCTAACTTCTCTAAAGACAAAGGCAAGGTCTTTTCTTGCTTTGCGTGCGGGGGAGGCAGTACTATGGGGTACAAGTTGGCAGGTTTTGACGTTATCGGTTGCAATGAGATTGACCATCGAATGATGTACGCTTATTGTCAGAATCACGACCCAAGATATCCATTTCTTGAACCGATCCAAGAGTTCAAAAAAAGAGAGGACTTGCCCGATGAACTTTATAATCTTGACATCTTAGATGGTTCACCGCCTTGCTCTACATTCTCAATGGCTGGAAGCAGAGAGGACTCTTGGGGAAAGATGAAGCACTTCCGTGAGGGGCAAGCAGAACAAGTTCTTGATACGTTATTCTTTGACTTCATCGACCTTGCAGAAAAATTACAACCAAAGGTTGTTGTTGCAGAGAACGTGAAAGGTCTTCTTATTGGTGAAGCAAAAGATTACGTCCGCCGAATTTATGAAGCGTTCGACAATGCAGGGTATTATTGTCAGCATTGGTTGCTTGACGGTCAAAATATGGGGTTGCCACAACGCCGTGAACGTGTGTTCTTCATCTGTTTAAGAAAAGACCTTGCAGAACCCTTTCTGTACAATGCAAACCTATTTGAGCAAGTGCCTTTCTTGCACTTAGAGTTTAAAGAACCTATGATACCATTTCGTGAAGTCGTGGATTATTCTGGGCGTGAGGTAACATCAAAGGTAGTACGCAAGCTTTGGGAGCATCGAGAATTTGGAGATGTAAACCAAGGTGATGCAAATATGCGGTTGTATGGGAAAGGTAGCAACTTCAATCAAAGCTATGTGTACCTTGATAAGATTTGTCCTACACTCGCAAGCAAGGAAACGTGCCTTGTGTTGTTTGACCAACCACGCTTCTTGGGTCAAAGTGAAGTATGCTGTATTTCGTCTTATCCTCAAGACTACAATTTTGCAGGTCAATCGCCTCACTACATCTGTGGAATGTCCGCGCCACCTATCATGATTGCTAAAATATCATTAGAAATACATAAACAATGGCTTTCAAAAATTTAACACCCAACAAATAAATTAAATGAACGAACAAGAGAAATTAACCCCCGATGACTGGCAAGACCTCATTGAGAGGGTACAGGAGAACTCCAAAGACAAGGGCTTCCACGATGTGGAGCTCTCCGTTGAACACAAGCTAATGCTCATTATTTGCGAAGTCTCCGAAGCCGTAGAGGCTGACAGAGAGGGCAGGTTGGCTCAGCCAATGCCCGAAGATTGGCAGACGCTGAATGATGAAGATTTCAAGATGACATTCTTGCGTAATGTCAAGGACACGCTAGAAGACGAACTTGCCGATGCCGTCATTAGAATGATGGACTCAGGCTACTTGGACGACACCAAGGAAATCGTAACGCCCGATGTCTTTACCATAGCAAAGTCATTTCCGCCATACACTGGAAGAGAGTTAGCCTTCGTGGAGCAGGCTTGCCACTTGGTGGATTTAATCATTTTCGGAGGAATAGTTAATGATTTGACGAAGTCGTGCAGATTTGTGTTTTACCTAGCTAGGCAGTTAGACATTGACCTAGCAACTCACATCAAAATGAAGATGCGCTACAACGCAATGCGACCACGCTTGCACGGCAAGGCTTACTAAACCCCACAAAACTGATTATTGGATAATGAAAAAGATAATGTTTAACGACCACTTCTTGCTTACACAAGCGGTATTAGAGGGGCGCAAGACGCAGACGAGACGTATTATTGATAAAAATTTCTTCAGTCTCAATTGGGATATTAGAGAAGACCATAATGGTGTAAAAACATTAGTGTACGAAAATGATTTTGGAGACTTCATTGATATTCGACAATCTAAATTCTGCCATTACAAACTTGGAGAAATTGTAGCCGTTGCGCAGAACTACAAAGATGCAGGGGTAGATTTGGGATGTCTTGCTAAAGATGGTGATATACTTATGGTCAAAAGTAAAGTTAAGGGGTACTCAAACAAGATGTTTGTCAAGCCAGAACTTATGCCACATCAAGTCAGGATAACTAATGTGCGTGTACAAAAATTGCAAGAGATAACAAACGAGGAGTGTATCGTGGAGGGAGTGAAAGAAATACGATGTGAAAAGGAAAATCACTATGTGGTTAATGGCGGTAAATACTCAATTGTTTCATACAGCCCTCGAATAGCCTATTCACAGCTTATTGACAAGATAAGCCGAAATGGAACTTGGGAAAACAACCCTTGGGTGTTCGCCTATGACTTTGAGTTAGTTAAACGTATTATTTAAAAAGATTTTAGGGATGCCAGTCCGAGCAAGGAGGGCTAAAATCAAGTACAAGAAAATGAGAAAATATGACAAACAAACTATGAACAGTAAAAGCATAAAAGAATTAGAATGTCCTTTGAGTTACAAGGAAAAACTAGAGCTAGCAGATTGGATGATAAAGTCATTTTCAGCTGATTACCATATCACGCTTACAGGCTCTATGCTCTTAAAGAAGCTAGGGATAATTGACCGAGAACCTCAAGATATAGATTTTATAATAGAAAATTTATGGGAGGGCGAAGATTACATTCTGCCACCTTTCTCTAGAGAGGTAGAGTTTGAAGAAGAAGATGGTTATAGTGTACTAAAGCGTTTTTATTGGCTGGGAACTAAGATTGAGGTAATTCGCGATGAAGAACTTGACAATAACATATTTAGCTTAAATCAAGAAGAGTTGGATATTAAAATTGTTGAAGGCATCCTCAAGGCTAAGAAAAGCTATCTTGAAACCGAGACGAGACCTGACCAAATAGCCAAGCACACGGAAGATATTCCGAAGATAGAACAATGGCTGACCACTAAACGAACTAAACTATAACTAACCCCACTAAATATATCATTATGCGATTCGTTAAAATGACCGAGATGCTTGGGGATGCCACATATTGTCTAAAAGCAGAAGGCATCCCCGATGACTTTACTACTGTAGATGCGCTGAATTGGATTACCGATAATGTCGGTGAATCATCTGCTAGAATATTCTTAAGATTTGGCTTTCTTGATGATATTAAGATTGGATATTGTCGTGGCAAAATTAAAAGTATGAATAACGATATTCTCAAGATTTACAGAGATTCAAAGGTCAATGGGATAGAACTTAATGATGGCTGGGGGCAGAAGAACTACTATATAATTTTAAGTAATACTGAGAAGAAGCAAAAGAGATGAATAACTACTATGTAATGGGGCTTGAAGAAGCAGATATGAAGAAAATACGAGGTTTTAGGTTGAAACTGGTTAGTTTCTTGTTCCCTGCGCTTACTGAGGTTCTTGAGCGCGTTGCAAGAGCTAAGGTGACAGCGTTACAGAACTATTATAGAGAGGTCTCAAAGAGGAAGAAGCTGGAGTTGGAGATAAGCATTTTAAGAGATGCTCAAGAGGAACGACTAAGGACACGCCAGATTGAGATCAAAAAGCAAAATAACAGAGGAGCTGAGAGCAAGTAATGAAATAGAATGGCGAGTATGGAAAGGGAAATAAAATTTAGAGGCATAACCAGAAATAGCAATCACTGGGTTTATGGCTGTTTTGTCAGATATCCGAATGGTACTGTTGCGATATGCGACTCAAAGTTTTACCACTTAGAGGTATACCCTGATACTATAGGTCAATATACTGGGCTTAAAGATAAGAATGGAACTGAGATTTACGAAGGAGATATTGTAAAGCTTCGTGGCTATAATGGGATGATAAACTCTGTTGTTACATTTGAAGCAGGAGCATTCATTGTAGGCTATCACGATGGTAGCTCAACAAAAAGACGACCAATGCTCCTTAAGCCCAATGTTGAAGTTATTGGAAATATCCACCAAAACCGAGATTTACGCAATGAATTGGAAGGAAGCAGCGAGGTATCGGGTAACTAATGCAGATAAACTCTTCGGGTGTGTAGATAGGATAAAGCCCGAAGAATTGACACGGCACGCAGACCCATTGTATGAGAGTCCCAAACGCAAGAAAGTAGTACATAAGGAACCGTTGGTAATACTTTGTGAACGATGGTTTAGAATGCAGTACAGTGAACTTGGATTGCTATTATTTCGGATATCAGGATATAGAGATGATAAGAAGAAAGTTCGTAATCTTAATGAAGAAAATGGAGGAATACCCGCATTCTTTTTAAGTATACCGAGTGGTGGATTTCATGGATTGTATTTGGTTCTACCGGATACTTTTAATCTAGGAGGGAGTAGGTATAGTAAACTTGAAATGATTGCTAAAAAAAATGGTTATGCTCACTGCGTTTGTCATAATCTAGAGGGATTTATCTTAAATATTCGTTCTTATCTTCATGATGTGAAAAAGTAGTATTGCATTCACACAATAAGCAAAAAAATATGTTGAAGTTAGAGATTATCGGCAATATCGGTAGCGATGCCGAAGTAAAAGAGTTCGGAGGGAAAAAGTATGTTTCCTTCAGTGTTGCTTGCACTGAGTATTCAAAAGACCAGAAAGGGAATAAAACTGAATATACAACGTGGGTATCTATCTTATGGTATGGCGATGGCGGAGGCTTGCTTCCCTACCTCAAGAAAGGTGCGAAAGTCTTTATCCGTGGCAACCTCAAAGCGAAAGCCTATACAGACAAGCATGGTTCAGCGCAAGCCTCAATCAATATCAATGCCTCAGAGGTTCAACTCTGTGGAGGCAAAAGTGATGGCATGTCATCTTCAACTGTTCAGCCTCAACGGGAAGATAATAGTAGTGGTTTACCATTCTAATTAGAGAGTAATGAAACCAATAAAGTATGATAACATTATCGCGATTGATCCAGACGTGACGCGCTCGGGTGTGGCTTTCTTAAAGCCCTCAACAAGGCATTTAGAAGTGTTAAACTTAACATTCCCTCAAGTTGTTGATTATCTCAATCAGGCAAAGAGTATTCAGGGGCAAACAGGGGAAACTTTAATTGTTCTTGTTGAAGCAAGTTGGCTGATAAAAGGAAATTGGCACTTGTCATCTTGGGAGCGAAAGCAACGTGCAGCTTCAAAGGGCTACGATGTAGGACGCAATCACGAAACGGGCAAGAAGATTGTTGAAATGTGCCAGCATCTTGGCATTGAGGTATTGGAGCATTTCCCATTAAGAAAGTGCTGGAAAGGTAAGGATGGGAAAATAACCCACGAAGAATTATCTTCATTTACAGGATTGAATGTTCGGACAAATCAAGATGCAAGAGATGCGGTGTTACTCGCTTGGTCGTATGCTGGACTCCCAATTCGGTTGTCCGTAAATAAGTAAGTAATATCTTTCTATTGTTTTTATTATGTTATAGTGATATAGAATGCTATATTTGCATAATAAGATTACAGCAATAAGAAGATATGAAACCAATAGATTTTAAGCAGTCCACAAAAGTATTGCAGAAGCCATCAACGATGACAGATAAAGAGTGTGCATCACTTCATGTGTGGAGTGACGGAACGCAATGTGTCTCGTGTTGGAAGCCGACGTTAAAGGAGCGTATAAATATATTGTTTGGTGGTAAGGTATGGTTGGGTGTCCTATCTGGGGGCACTCAACCTCCTGTGTTTGTTGCAGGCTCAAATGTATTCAAAAGACGTTCGCCTCTTATTAGATCTCTGAAGGCTATTATCTCAGCTTGCAGTCAGAATGATAAGCATAAGCATTTTGTAGCGGGGCTTGTTATTTCTCTTGTCTTGAGTCTTCTTTCTGGATTTTGGGGAGGACTTATCGCTGGAGGACTTATCGGTGGAATAAAGGAATGGTGGGACGCAAAGGGTCATGGAAATGTAGAGTTCTTGGACTTTGCTTTTACTCTGTTTGGAGCTACAGCAGGCGCATCCCTATTCTTACTTCTATCTAACTATATAAACGTTCCGTTTAATCTTAATGACCTACTATGGCAAAGGTTTTAGAGACAAGCATAGATAAGCTGATACCCGATAATAAGAACTTTAATAAAGGAACTCAATTCGGCGAACATTTAATGGATGAGAGCCTAAGGAAATTCGGACTAGGACGCTCTATTCTACTAGATAAAAACAATCGCATTATATCGGGTAATAAGACTACTGAGAAAGCCGGTGAACTTGGGTATGAAAAGGTTCTTGTCATCGAGACGGATGGCAGCACTCTTGTTGCTGTCAAACGGAATGATATTGACCTTGATAGTAAGGTAGGGCGAGAATTAGCACTTGCTGATAACGCTACAAGTAAGGCTAATTTATCTTGGGATGAAGGAGTGATAATGCAATGTGCGGAGCACTTCGATTTTGATCCAGAAGAATGGGGAGTTTCGATGAGTGAACCCGAAGAAGAGAGTCAAGAAGAGTCTAAAAAGGAAATCGACACAAGACTAATCGTTGAGTGTGACGATGTTACAAAATTGTCATTGTTATTCAGAGAGTTACAAGATAGGGGTTTTAAGTGCGAGCTAAAAGAATAACTCTATCAATAAGAGAATCAAGATATAACAACAATAAAAAGAAGTTTTGACTATTATGGCAAAATATAACAGAAAGGTAGTTGAGCGGATTGTCGGGCTTTTGAAGTCGGATAGCTATACCATCGCTGAGATTTGCCAGCAAGTAGGCATTTCGCCAGCGACTTATCATAGGTGGCAAGATGAACACGAAGACTTCCGTCAGATGATAGACGAAGCGCACGATGCCCGGATGCAATTCTTTGTTCTTGAAGCTAAGAAGTCTCTCCTGAAGAAGATACAAGGCTATGAGGTAACAGAAACAAAGGTTGTAACCGTACCTACAAAGGGAGACCCATCAAAGCCTACAATAAAAGAGCAGACGACGCAGAAGAAGCACGTTGCTCCAGATACCGCAGCAGTTATTTTCACCTTGACCAATGGCGACCCATCAAGATGGCGCAATAGACAGACCACAGAGGTTACAGGTAAGGACGGAAAAGACTTGTTTAAGAGCCTTTCAGATGAAGAGTTGGATAAGCAAATTAAAGAACTTGAAGGTAAGTTGAGCAAATGAGCAGAGACGAACGGGTAAGATATATGCAAGCATTAAAAGAGAGGTTGGTGCGTGAATCACGTACCAGCCTTTTGCGTTTTACCCTGTCTACGATGCCTACCTTTGAGCCCGCCGACTTTCACCGTCGCTATTATGGGGTACTGACCAAGTTTGCGCACAAGGAGATTAAGAAACTAATGGTATTCATGCCTCCGCAACACGGCAAGAGCGAGGGATCAACAAGGCGTTTACCGTCTTTTATTCTTGGTGAAAGACCCGATACAAGGGTGGCAATAGTTAGCTATAATGCCCCCAAGGCACGCAAATTCAATCGTGAGATACAGCGTATCATTGACACCCCCGAATATCAAGAGATATTTCCAAATACATGCCTCAATTCAAGCAACGTAACAACTGTTGCAGGTTCTTGGCTACGCAATGCTGATGAATGCGAAATCGTAGGTCGTTTGGGTGGCTTTAAGACGGTAGGTGTAGGCGGTGCGCTGACGGGTGAGCCTGTGGATGTCCTGATTATGGACGACATTTACAAAGATGCCAAGACTGCGTGGTCTTCAACCGTGCGTGAGAGTGTATCGGATTGGTACGACACGGTAGCGGAAACCCGATTACACAACAATTCACAGCAACTTATTGTCTTCACCCGTTGGCACGAAGACGACCTAGCGGGGACATTGCTAAGACAGCAAGGGGAGTACCACCCAACAGACAATCCCAACGGGTGGGTTGTCGTCATCTACCAAGCTATCAAGCAGGGCGCGCCAACGGATTACGATCCGCGACAAGAGGGAGAGGCGTTGTGGGAAGAGCGTCACAACCTTGAGAAGCTGGAAGCCATAAGAAAGCGTAATCCTCACGTGTTTGATAGCCTTTATCAACAAGATCCCAAACCGAGTGAAGGGCTTATGTATGATCTTGGATTTACGGAATACCAAATCAAGCCAGCAACGAAGTACTGCATACGAAAAGCGTACGTGGACACGGCAGACACCGGGGCGGACTACTTGTGTGCTATTGTGTACGATGAAACAGAGCTTGGCAATTACATTGTAGACGTCCTGTACACTCAGAAGCCTATGGAGTATACCGAGACGGCATTAGCTCGTATGCTAAGCAAGCACCAAGTGCAAGAGTGTATCGTGGAGAGTAACAACGGCGGTAGAGGTTTCCAAAGGGCTGTAGAGAAGCAGTGCCGAGTGTTGGGTAATGATAAGACTAGGTTTAAGTGGTTTCATCAAACCGAGAATAAGGATGTGCGTATCAATGTACATTCGGCTGCGGTGCAGAACCTAACATTTATGCCTTTGGGGTGGACTAAACTTTTCCCCGAGTTTGCATCAGCTATTAATGGGTATATGAAAGTAAGCAAGAACCCCCACGACGATGCCCCCGATGCCCTTACCGGGACAATAGAGAAGCGAAGAAATAGAGAGAAGTCTGACGTAGCAAGTCTTTTTGGACGATAATATATATATCACTATAAAAGAAATTGAAGTTATGCCAATAGAAGAATTATTTAAGCGAGGTTCCGCCAATGACATTGTAGCTGAGTTGAAGAATGGTAGACCAATTGCACTCCCCAATGCGGAGAAAGCTAGGAAAACCCTTAACCCCAAGTTGCACGATATTCACAACCCCATTCTCCGGCCAGATAAGCGTGTGAAGATTGACAATGGAGCGGATGAAGCCGACAAGGTTATTGATGCCGGTGGTGGCGGAAGCTACCGGATAGAGAAGGTAGCACGCATTGCCATAGCCCTTCAGAAGCTCATTATCGGACGTGCAGCCTCTTTTTGTTTTGGTAATCCCGTTGCCTACAATGCGACACCCGATACAGATGGTGAGAAGATGGTTTTAAAAGCCTTAGAGCGTATTTTGAGGGATAATAAGACTACATCAAAGAATAGGAAAATCGCCCGTAGCATCTTCGGATATAAGGAGTGTGCTGAGATTTGGTACGTTCAGAACTCAGGCAAGCCACACAAGAGATATGGTTTCCCAACGAAAGCTAAGCTTAAATGTGCTCTATTCTCTCCTATGCTTGGCGATACGCTTTACCCTTACTTTGATGAAACAGGAGACCTAGCGGCGTTTTCACGTTCATATTCGCGTGCTCTAGCTAGTGGAGACAAACAGAGTGTGGAGTACTTCGAGACCTATACGGATAAGGAACACTGGCTTTGGGCTAATCGGGGTGGTGGCTATGAAGTCGTGGACGGTTATCCCAAGGCGGTAGCGATAGGCAAAATACCCGTTGTTTATGGCTATCAAGAACACTTCGAAACGGAAGATGTAGATAGCTTGATTGATAGATTGGAGAAACTATTATCAAACTTCGCCGATACTAACGATTATCACGCGAGCCCGAAGATTTTCACAACCGGGACTATTGTCGGATTTGCTAAGAAAGGAGAGTCAGGGGCAATCATTGAGGGAGAAGAAGGAGCGACAGCGCAGTATCTGTCTTGGCAGAATGCCCCAGAGAGTGTGAAATTGGAGATTGAAACGCTCTTGAAGATGATTTACACCATATCGCAAACTCCTGATATTAGCTTTGAGAGTGTTAAGGGAATTGGTGCAATAAGCGGTATTGCCCTAAAACTCTTGTTCATGGATGCACACCTTAAGGTGCAGGATAAAAAGGAGATTTTTGATGACTATTTGCAACGACGCGTGAATGTGATTAAGGCGTTTATCGGGCAATTCAATACAGAGCTAGAGGATGATGCCGAGTTATTGGAGATAGAGCCAGAAATAACGCCCTATATGCTCACAAATGAGCTAGAGGAAATCAATATGTGGCTTTCGGCTAATGGCAATAAACCTCTTGTATCGCAGAAAGCAAGTGTCAAGGGTGCAAACCTCACGCAAGACCCCGAAAAAGACTTCGAACAAATCCAAGAAGAGGCTAATGCTGAGAACTCATTCACTATTGGCGAGCCTGTAGATGCATAATGGCTAAGAGGGTAGCAAGGTCAGCCGAAGTGCCGCAATACAGGTGTAGAGATTGCCAACATTCGTATGATTGGCACGAAAAGAATTGGCGAGGGGAGCTTTTTATGTGTCGGTGCAAGCACCACCATGACGGGAAGTTCACCAAGTTCCTTAAAGACCCACAATGCGAGCATTTCACACTAAGAAAGAATGGCTAAAAGACAGAAAGCAAAGGTATTTTCATTTCAGGGCTTTGATGTTGCACATTATAAGGCAACATCAGCCTATACACGTGCCGTAAATGCCCTGTTTGATAAGGCAACAGCCGATATTGCGAATGCAGTATTAAAGGAAGATTATAAGCCCGAAAAACCATTCTCCTTTGATGACTATCCCAAGGCTAAGGCAAGGCTTCAAACGACGTTAAAATGGCTTGCAAAGAAGATGCAAGCGATTATTGAACTAGGCTCAAGAAAACAATGGCTCTTTTCGTGCAAAAAGAATGATGAGTTTATATCCTCTATCTTAGATACAACGAAGCTAACGAAAGCAAGGCTAAATAAGATGCAAGACCGTAATCTTGATGCTTTGCAATCATTTCAGCAACGAAAGGTAGGCGGTATGAACCTTTCAGAGCGTATATGGAAGTATACGGAGCAGTACAAAGACCAGATAGAACTTGGGCTTGATGTTGGGCTTGGAGAGGGGCGCAGCGCACAACAACTTTCAAGGGACTTGAGGCAGAACCTTCAAGACCCTAACCGCCTATTTCGTAGGGTTAGAGATAAGCGTGGTAATCTTCAGCTGTCCAAGTCGGCTAAAGCCTTTCACCCTGGGCAGGGGGTATATCGCAGTAGCTATAAGAATGCAATGCGTCTTACGCGCTCTGAAATCAATATGGCCTACCGAGAGTCTGACCACTTGCGCTGGCAACAACTTGACTTCGTCGTGGGCTTTGAGGTGCATAGGTCTAACCGAGAACCAATGTGTGAATGCAAGCTTTGCAGTAAGCTTGTAGGCAAATACCCCAAATGGTTTAAGTTCAAGGGTTTTCACCCGCAGTGCTTGTGCTATGCAATTGCAATCCTTATGGATGAAGAAGATTTTGATAAAAATGAGCTATCCGATTTAAGGAGTGCATTAAAGAGGGAAGAGTATAATAGGCTATCGGCAAAGAATGAGGTAACGGAATTACCCGAAGGCTTTAAATCTTGGGTGGCAGAGAATACAGATAGACAACGCAATTGGGCTTCAACTCCCTACTTCATTAAAGATAACTTCATTGACGGAGACTTATCGAAAGGATTGGTGTACGTTCAGCAAGAGAAGCCACTTACATTACTTGAAAAGGCCGCAATAAGGCATAAGAATCGTACCCCTGAACAGGTGGAAGCCATTCAAAAGCGTTGGGAGGAAAGAAAACAAAAGCACGCTCTTATCAAACAAGAAGCGCAAGGAGTTCTTGATACAGCTAAGGATTATAGTGAGGTTGATTTTTCCGCGTTACAAACCGCTATTGATACAGGGGATATTGTCAAGATGCAATCTATTGCCAAGGAGGTTGAAAAGGTTATTGGGGAAATGCAGAAGCAGGAAGAAGCTCTTTCTAGCATTATCCCGAATGTACACGAGTGGCACAAGCAGTTTACGATTGATGAACTCAAAGGTGTATATAGTGCCGTTGAAAAGAAACTTGCTTCTTGGAGTGGATTAACATTGCAAGAGCAAGCAAAGAAGTTGAAGTTTGAAGCGGAAGAGTACTTTGGCTCAGACATGTATGGCGCACAAACAAAGTATAAGACTTGGGGCGTTGCACAAGATGCCTACAAGATGCACCTTGATAAAGTTCAATACAAGATTAATAAGCAAGAAATTGAAGCAAGTGTTACCCATTCATTCTCTTTTGCTCAAAAGACCAAGAGTGCAAAGGTTAAGCAACTTGTATCTGAACTTCAATCCCTACTTGGAAACAATGCTACGATTGCAGAACTTCAAAGCAAGGCTGATGCACTAAATAACGAGGTATCAAAGCTGGAAGCCGCTAAACTTGCCCGAGATTTGAAGAAGTTAAGCAAACTGGGTAATGGGTTTAGTCCTGATGCCTATACGCAAGAACGCAAGGATAAAGCGGTGTGGGATAAAGGAAGCGGAAAGGTTGCAGATAAGACCCTTATTGATGTTGCGGCGAAGAATTGGATTGCTTCAACGGAAGATGAAAAGGATAGGGTTTATGAATATACCCACCATTATTCTAATGTGAACGAGCCTTTGCAAGGTCGCAAATACCTAAGACATCAGACAAAGGCAGATTTCGAGCATCGAGTAAACAACATTACTTCTTACATCAGTAAGAATATCTTGCCAAAAGATATGTGGTTTATGCGAGGTGATGACGGTCTTGGGGTGATTGCTTCACGAATAAAGTTTGCTGGGGGAGAAATGCCAAATGACTTGCAAGACTTGGTGGGTATGACTATGCAAGAGGGCGGTTTTATGTCCACAGGTAGCCGAAAGGGCAAAGGATTCAGTAATAAGTCTGTTATTATCAATGTGTATGCACCTAAGGGTACGCAAGCCGCTTATATTGAACCTATCAGTGCATACGGTGATGGTGCGGGCAGAAAATGGGACGGAAAGCAGAGGTTTAGTACATTTAGCCCTGAACACGAAACGTTGTTCCAACGAGGAACACTAATGCGAATAACAAAAGTGTACCAAGTCGGAGGAAAAACATTTATCGATTGCGAAGTGATAGGTCAAGAGGTAAAACCATTATCCTATGTTTCGGATAGCAACATTGGCTATTGACCGGGGATTTTATCTTCCGGATAATGGTCATTGGCTATGAACAAATATTCATCAATTAGCTTGTAAAAGTTATTGATGCTATCCTGGATCGAATAGGTGGTCTTTCCCCAAGAAGTGAACATTACCATAAGCAAATCAAACGGAATGCCCGGATAGGATTTTCCGTTTATTTGTTCGTAGTAATCACGTTCCCCCGTGAATTGACCTTGTGAAGAGACATATACTCGT